CGTAAGACTACAAGGCAAGATAAGCGAAGAGAAGTATTAAGGTCATTGAATAATTTTTAACCCAGGGAGCATAAGCTCCCCAGGTTATGGTAACTATATCAATCACGATATCTAAGCCTTCCAATCATTTTTTGACTCTCCCTTTCAATAGAGCGAGATATATCAAAGTAATTAGTTTCATTTACTATTTTAGTGCAATTTAATATATAAGAAGTTATACTTATATATTCTTTTAATATCTCTTTTTTAAATTTGCTCATTTTTTCCATCTATTTTCCTTTCTATAAGTTTAGTGAATACATCAAATTGAATTACTGCATACACTCCACTTCGGTTTCTTTTTATTATCAATACTGGATCTCTTCCATTGCAATTTCCTTCAGCTTGTGCTAAAGATTTCCATAAAGGTAATGTTTCTTGATTTTTACATTCAAAGCTAAAGGGTATCAACTCTCTGGCAGCTGGAGATAATACTATATCCTCACCTCCCATGCCCATTGTTTGGGACTTTATATCATCTTCATGTAATTGCGGGTAAAGTTCCCTCAATATATCCCTCACAAAGTTCTGTAGTCTTCTCCCCTTCGCTTTCCTGCTGCTTGTCTTCGTCATTTTTAACTCCGAATCCTATTTCTTTTTCTAGTTTATTTAATGCACGTGCTATTGTTTCCATGCTGCAGTCTCCTGAATTCTTTTTTGGTTTAGCTTCTATTAAATCAAGTCTTAACAATTCATTAGAACACTCTATATATTCATTCATGCATAGGCCTTCAGCATTTCGTAGCACTGTGTGTATTAATCTTAAAGTATCATTACTAAGTTCCATTTAACTCCTTCCATTCTTTAGTTCGGTTGCTGCCAAATTCTCTCTTACCGCATTTCTCACATATCTCCATGTCAGGAGTGCCTGTTAGATGTTTAGCAGGAGGATGCCATATATAAATATTGCCTCTTGCTACATATCTATCACACATTTGGCACTTAAAGTTTAGACGCTTTCCTATTTTTTCTACTATTTGCATCTTCTATATTAACTATCCTTCCTTCTATTTCTCTTATTTTTCTCCATATTTTAGCTCTAAAGGCATTATGACCATCTTTCCAGTCTTCATGATCGCCTATCTTATCTATCATATCACTTGATCTCCTGTAGTTTGATATCCAAGGTCTCTTTTGACTTGTAGTTGTTCTTTGTGACGTTTCTCCCATAGCCTACCTCTTGTTGATGGGTGATTTTCTTGAACTTTCCTTCTAGCTCTAGCAATAGCACTTGGGTGTGTAAGATCTTTATTATTGAGTAATCTTAAGAGTCTCATTACATTTATATGGTCAAAAGAATCTGCATGATTCATTTTTTCACCTTTAAGATTATAAAACTCTTCGTTCCATATCCAATACATTAAATAAAAATCATTATCTTTTGTATTAGGTTTATTTGTTAGGACTTCCTTTATCTTTTCTTGCATGTTTATTCTCATTTATTCCCCTTTCAAGCAGTTTTTCTACTCTAGTAAGTCTTTTATCAAACTCTTCAAGTATTTTAACCTGCTCATCTTGAAATAGATCAGTTACTTGATCTACTATTTTAACTTCCTTGCCTATTGTGTCGTCTATTATTTTTAGACCTTTTTGAAATAACTTATCTTTTAAACCCATTGTTTTTCCTTTATACCTCTTGCAATAACTTTAGATTTACATCTCTTGCATCTTCTCTGGTGATTTTTCATTCCCCAGTATTTATTACATTCACATCTTATATGCCTATCTAAGTCATTCATTGATTCTCCTTTAGTTTTTTGAATTCATCTTCTCCAGCAACCATTGCCCAGAGTAGTAATAGATATACAACTGCATCTTTAATCCTACCTGTCACATCTTCTCTTTGAGATTTATGGCCATCTATGTAAGAACCAATGCCATCTATATGTTTTAATAGATATACCATTAATACCTTTTCTCTATCTATTTTTAAACATTCTGCAACTCTTTCAAAATTTGCAAATATATTATCATTAGTTCTTGCATATTCTTTTTGACCTTCGTCTCTAGTAGATTTAACATCAGCTATAATATGATCAAAAAATACATCAAAGTGTAGTTTCTTCATGATATATCCTCGTATTTTCTACCCGTAGGTTTATGTTAATATTTTCTCTTTCTCTGTTAGCTTCACATTTAATATTCAATTCTTCTATCAACCCTGTAGAAATACTCTTCTTAGGATTTACAGATAAAAGTTTATTCGTATTATATGCTGTTCTAAATGAACCTTTAGATGATGCTATATTCATACCTTCATGGAATGCTTGTTTAGTTATTTCACTAACAGCAAATACTATTAAGTTATGCTTAACGGCTACCTCCATGATAGCTTGAGATGCTTCTTCTATCTTCATATTAGAATCTCTTTGATTTGATCTGAATAAACCCATATGATCTATAACAATGATCTCTGGCTTTACTGGTAGTATAGATATTCTTTTTTCTAATTCATTTGCATAAGGAGTAGAATAGTCTACTGTTAACCATTTGAATCGTTTATCCATACCATTGTGCATTTGTTGATAATGCTCTTTTAGCTCTTCTTCACTCCATTTCATTTCTATCATAACAAATCTAGACCATATCTGTCTTGGAGACATTTCCATTTCAACAAAATATGTTGGTTTCTTAAATGCATTCATCCAATTCTGTAATAACATTGTCTTCATACTCTTCGGAGGTGCTTGTAGTATAACTACTTCACCAGGATATATAGGAAAGTCTTGACCTTTATATATATCTCCTAAATTAATAGGTTTAGAATCTGATCTTAGAAAATCTATTAAATGTGTTTCCATTGCTAAAGAATCCATAAGTGTTTGACTTTTCTTAGATTTATATAGCTTACAAGTATTTTTACAGTATTCATCCATTACAGGATCAGTACATCCATATCTATAACCTTGGCCATTATGTCCATCATAGCAATTAGATACAATACTATCCATTTCTTTTTTTGAGAATTCTGAATTTTTATTATCTACTTGTGCTCTCCAATTTTCCATTATTAATCTTACTGTTTCTTCTGGGTATAGCCATCTAAACCATGCAGCTAATCTTAATGCTACACTATGCCTTCTCCCCATAGGAGCAGAATTAACCATACTACTTATACATGGATAATTAACTGGATCAGGATTACGTCCTTGAGAAATAAACTCTGGTTTACTTTCTATTTTATTCTTTTCTCTAGATAATACATCAAATACTGGATTACATTCTAATATTGTATCATTTAACTCTCTTGGCATTTTAGAATATAATTTTATCTTCTCTTCTAAATCGTCCATTTCTAGCCAGTTTATTGGAAGTTGAACCTTATATAGCCTTGACTTGTTATTTAACGTATTTGGTACCCTTATGAGCCTTATTTTATCAGTTACTGCAGAGTCTGCATATTCAAATATTCCAGCCTTATTTAGTGCATCTTTTACATTGAGATGTAGATTTGAATCTGGTTTCCATCTAAATGCATCAGCTGGTATATTAAAATGAAATCCTGTACCGCTAAAATATAATTTGTATGGTATATCCATATCTGTTAATAATACCTTTAATCCTATTGATTTTTTTACTGCTTTATCAAAGGATGAACCATCTACATCTAATATAAATTCATTAGGCATATATAATAGTCCATCAAATCCAGCTAATGTATTATTTTTAGCAAAATATTCTTTTACATATTCATCATAATCATATAATGACATAAACGTATCACTATCTAGTCTATGCCAATTAGCTTCTTCTGAGGCTTCTTGAAAGTAATGCCTCTTACTTAAGCTAAATGCAAATTCTTTTATCATTTTTTTCTCCCTGTTAATTAATAGAGTGAGTAGTTAAGAAATGTTGTGCGATTCTTCTACTTTGGATGCCTGCTGGCAGAAACGTACCCACTCTATAATTATTTTATTAAAATGGCATATCTGCGGTTACATCTTTTTTATTTGTAATACCAGCCATCTTTTGTACGTATTTAGTATAATAGTTATCAGCTTTACCTTTCCAATATTCTATATCACTATCAGTAAATTCTTCTACTATATTCTTAAATGGAACTGGTGCTATTTGACCTAGTACTTTTGAATATTCACCATCTTTATATAAGAATATATTAATTTCTTTACCTATTAAAGTTTCAGGTGAATCATCCATTTTGATCGTAATATTTCCGTCAGCTCCCTCTAATCCATCAGTTATACCAGCATTTGCAAAACGAAATACTTGTCCAATGGCAAACTCTTCTCCATTTTTCCCTATCTTTTCATAAATCCTCATATTGAATGATTCTGAATAGCCTTCAAAATATACATCTAAGAATTTAGAGTCATTCCATTCACCATATTCAGCACTAGATATTGTTACTTTATGCCATCCTGGTGAATAAGGACTATCACCATTACCTTTTCTAACTGTTAATGTTCTTGCCATGTTAAGCTCCTTGTTTTTGCATTTGTTGTTGATGTTGTTTACTCAAATTTGTACCTGTATTTGAATTACCGTCATCATCTTTTTGTGCTATACCAGCCATAGCTGATAAGCCATATCTTCTACCATAAGTAATTGCACCACCAACAGCTTGTATATCTTTCTTACCACCAAGTGGACATCTTACTTTAGTTTGAACCCATTCTCCAGACTCATGTAATAATCTTGTAGTTACAAAATATCCATTAGTACTGTCGAATTCAGTCCCTTGTATTACTGAGATCCCATGCTTAGATAAATGTGGGACAGAAGCTTCTATTACTGTGTGTAAGTCAGCATATGAACTATTAAAGAAAGGATTAGTACTTTTACTTGTAGCACCTTTCATTTCTCCCTGAGCTTTTGCTAAAGCAGCTGATAACTTACCTATTGTTTCTGATTTCCATTCATTTTCTTTGAGGGACGAAGTAGTTTCTGCCTGTTGAATAGGCATTGTTTCTTCAGTCATGTATTTACTCCTTTGTTAGATAGGAAAGAGGTAGAAATAACTACCTCTCATACCTATAATTTACTAATTAATGGTGTCTTTTCCAACAACATTATAGGAAAATTAAAAGAAAATTTCCTATTATATGGTTGTCCCATGATTAGTTTACGAACTGAGTTAGCTATAAATGAGCCACTCATATTAGAGCAATAACTTGTTGCTTTTGCATTGCAAGGTTCAGTACTACCTTCCTCATCAGAATACCAATATTTCTTATATTTTGTGAGTGTTGGCTGATCAATAATATACTGCTGATAGTGTTCAGCTCCCATTCTCCCGTCTATAATATATTGAGGTTTAGCATCCTTGTATTTACATAAACATATTACTGCTTCTAATCTTGATTCCATGCTATCAAATCCTAGTATTGCAATATCTTTATCTCCTTGATATCTATAGTCTTCAAACATTGCATGTATTGTAGTAACTTGTACATTAGGATTGATATTTAATAGATGTTCTTTTAAAGCATCTACCTTGTTTTTACCTATATCACTATGATTAAATTGAGATACACCTATGTTAACACTCTCTACCTGATCATAATCAT